TCATGCCGCCCACCCGGAATGACGAGCCTTCGGCTTTCGCTTGTATGGTTCCGGCTTCTGAATTGCAAAGCGCCGCATCATGATGGCGTAGCGCGTTGCCGACAGCATGTCGTCTCGCTCCTTCACGATTAGACCATCTTCGCGGCGGTAGTAGCGGAACTCTTCAAGCCACTGCGACTGGCCACGAAAGACCTTAAAACGACCCGTCTGCATGCGCGTGAGCATCTCCGTGATGCCCGCTTCGACACCATATCCGCCGTCCTCATGGGACGCGTGCTCGTCGAGCATGTTTAGGCCGCACTCGCGATACTGAGATGCAAGGTCGAGACCGGACCCTTTGTCCCTCTGCAGTCCGTCGTGGGGCCATGCGCACGGCACCCAGTCGCCCCACGGCTTCACAGCTGCCGCATGAATGGGTGGGGTCGTCTGCCTCTCGCGATAGGACGCAACGACGTACCAAATGTCATTGTCCTTGTTCCACGCGTTGTGTGTCGCCGCGAAGGGATGATCCCAACCAAAGTCGACACCGACGATCCGATGCCAGTCTTTGGGGATCGTGAACGGGTCGCACAGGATCGTCTCCTCCTGCACGGGAAACACGCGGCCAGAGCCAAGTGCTGGGATACCCTTGGTGCGAGCCTCCCTCTCGTGCTCAGGGTAGCTATCGATGATCTCTTGCCGCTGCTCCGGCGTATAGTGCAGCGCGTCGTCGATCTCCATCTGCGTGATGTGCTTGCTCATAGCGCACCGCACTCCTCGATGAAGCTGAAGACAACACCGCTGAGCCCTTTCAGTGGGGTGAAGGTCAGATAGACCATGCCGCCAGTCGCGTTCGTACGCGTGAGCCCCTCCATATAGAGGTCGTGATCCGGCTCCTCATCGAACCAGACGAAGTCGAGCGTCTCCGACTGCCACTTGGTGCGCCCCTGCTCGTACGCCTTGAAGCTCAATACTGACCGCCCGCCCGACACATGCTTGACGACGATGCTGTCGAGCGCGTTGGGCGTGCCTTGTCGACGGTTCCAGCCGACGAGGTCATCACCGGGAACAAGCCCGGTGCCCCACTGGCCCTCGTTCTTGGGTTCGCCGACAAGAAGTCGTTGCACGCCGTCTCGCGTGACGTCCCATGTCTCGGACCCAGCCCACGCCTTAACAGGACGATCCCAGCGTCGTCCTTCCCACCAGTCTGGGTAGCGTCCTGTGAGGTGGTATGCGGCCTCGGCAGCCCCGCAGTACGTCTTGCCGAGCTGATTGCCCGCCATCAGTAAACGCTCTCTGTGGACCGCTCCTGCGGCGTGAAAGGCTGCCTGCTTCGGGTACGGCTCGTACCGCAGAAGACTAGTGCGGCTTGCTCGACGCTCCTCCTCCGTCTCCAAGCTGGCCAACAGCGCCTGAAGCGATGAGGGTTCGCACAGCGTCGAGATAGTCTCTGAGTTCTGCATCCGTCAGCTCGTTGAGTGGCGACTTGAGTTCAAATTCGCGAGGCATCAGCATCGCTGTCACCTTCACGAGGTCTTTTGGGCTGTTTTCCGCGACCCTTTCGAGGGCTTCATCACCGTGCTTCTGCCAAGCCGCATAAAGGTCTTCGAAGAACTCGGTCGTGAGCTTGTTCCGAGAGCCCTTTGGTCGACCTGCAGGGTTCCCACTCTGACCGGGTTTGAACGCGTGCTCACGAAGCGGAGCGATTTGGCGTTCTCTTGATGAAAGCTGACGCTGTTTCGACGCTGTATCATCAGCGCCACGTTGTTTGCTGTCGCGATCTGGTTTTGATGTCATCTCAGGTCTCCCAAACTTCAATCTGATGTCTCGTCCGATGCCAACTATGGCGATCACCCTGCTGTTGCCAGAGCTGTCTCCCCGCCCTGCCCTTGGGTTCAGCGTCCGAGTAGGCACAGCTTGGCTTACGCCAGCCAAGCTACTGCTCTGCCCTTTGGGACGAGGCCCTCGCAAAGCACGGGCGGATCGAGACAACCTCACTAAGAGGGAGGCCTGGGTCACGCGGTCGGCCTTTACGTCCCGCTTGAAGTGACGCGGGAACACCGCCTGCTGATCCGCCAGCTTTGCGGCTACCTGTGGGTCGGAATACTCACCGGAGCCCACTCCTGGGCATCAGCTCTGCGCTGACGCCCTTCTGCCGGTGCCCTCCGGCTTGTTACCCCGCCGTGTCTCCACGCGGTTCGGCCCTACTGGCGGGCTGGCTATGTGAATGATTAGCTAGTCTGCGTTGGTGCAATAGTCTGACGCGCCGGGTTCGTATGCGCTCAGATCGTTCCGCGCCTCAGGTCCTTCAGCCAGTTGATGTAGCCAAAGTCCTCGACCACATCGACCGGCACTGGCTCGACTTCGAGCGCACGCGCGAAGCCCTCATAGGTCTCCGTCCAGATGTCGAGGAAGCTCTCGTGGACACCGAGCCAGCGGCGCACATCTTCCCTCGTGGCACCGAGTAGACGCAACTTCGCAACCTCAGTTGCATACCGAGGCTCGTAGAACGCCTTGACTACGTCGTCGATGGGTGTGTCGTCGGGACAGTAGTCGACAAACCTGCTATACGAGACGTTTCGTCCAGCCTCCTCGTGCAGGTCCGTGTAGGCGCGCAGCTCTTCGTCAGTCATTGTCATTTATCCCCCACGCTGTCACTTCGAACAGTGTTCAGCGATACTCTTCTTCTTCCATGAGCAACCCAAGTTCGTCTGTGAGCATGCCAGCAGCCCGGCTGGCCTGCGCAGCAGGGGCCGAAACCATGATGCTGGCAGCCCTATCCACGGGCACACGAGCCTTGTCGAGCCCCCTCACAGCCCGACCCACACCGTGAAACGCTTCCCCCATCAAGCGAGGCGAGCTGGCCGGAAGCGTGATCGACAACGGCAGAAGTGTGAGAGGGTTCGCGAGCGCAGCAGCTCCGGCTCCACCGATCTGACTAAGCCCCACATACTTGCTCAACCCGCGCGGAACGAAGGATGACAGGGACTGACCCGCAATCTTCTTCGTGAGGTTTGGCGCAGCCATCTCCAGCTCCTCCACCATCGACTGACGCGCGCCGTAGTTGGTGCTGACGTTGTCGTGCATTGATGACTGCAGCTTGCGCAGTGTCTGATCAGGCGTGGCGTTGGACCCAACACTAAGCGTACGCTGCAGGTCCTTGATCTGTTTCGTCGTGCGCGCATAGTTCTGCATTGCAGCGGCGTACTCGGGGAAAACCTTCGTGATTTCGGTATCAACCGCTCGATAGACGTCATTGGCTGCTTTCCAGCTCGGCGATCCAAATGTCTGTGCATCCCTGATGTCACCAATCTCACGCTTCATCTTGTCGAGACCGTCAGCTGTATGAAATACGTTTGGGTCTCTGTCCTTCCACTTTGAAACGGTGTCAAACACCTCTTGACGCACGGGTCTCGTCTTGGGGGAAAAGTCGACACCCTTGAACGTGTGCATGTTGAGTGCTTTGCCCGCCGCCCGTCCGATTTGCTGAAATACCCCGGGACGAACCACCGCGCCCACGTTGCCGATGCCGCTCATATCCTCGACGTACTGAGCGCCGCGCTTGGCATACAGCTGCCTCACGGCCGCATTGGCGTCGTCTACAGCTTCGAGCATCTGCTCAGTGCTGCCATCGCGCAGGTTCTCCCTAAATGCGCGACCCGCTTCACCCCCCTCGCGACCAGATTTGAAGGCGATCTTCAAGGGCGCTGATCCGGTGCCGGTGGCAACTCCGACAAGTTCCGGCACGCTCTTGGCTACTGCGCCGCCTGCTTTGAACGTGACGTTTGCCGGATCAACGGCGCTTGCTACCTTTGCAGCCTCGCCGACCTTGCCCGCAATCCCGGGTGCGCGAGCAAGGGCGCTGGTCCCGCCTGTGAGGAACATTGATGCATCTGCCATCACACCAGCCGGATCATCACGGAGCGTTTGCTTAAAGGCTCCCACGCTCCCGTAACGATCCTTGAGGAACGCTCCTAGCGCGTCCGCATACTTCTCGTTGGACTGCTCTCCTGGCACCAACTTCTGCACGCCCCCGACCACAAGGCCGCCGAGAGCCTTTGCTGTTTCGACAGGTTGCGCGAATGGCGTGATGGTATCCTCAACGACACCCACTGCGCTTGAACCGAAGTTGCTGAGTATACCGCTCGCCACCTCCGGCCAGGATGGATCGCTGTCCTTGGTCAAACCCAGTTTCTTATCGAACTTGGGGCGTTCGATCCGTCCGACGTAGTACTTTTCGTAAATCGCGTCAGCTAGGTCCTCGTCTGGAACGTCTCTGTAGCGGGGGTAGCTTCGTCTGAAGTCATCAAGTGTGGCCACCATGGGTTACGCGCTCCCCCGTTTCGTTGCGGCTTTAGTACCGTCTTCCTTTTTTCTGCTCCCGAGGTAGAGCCCAAGTCCACCCAGCAGGCCTCCAGTAATGACCTGGAGGGGGTCGGTCTCGACAGTCGTCGTTTGGGTTCCCGTCTGGGTGCCGCGCATCCTCGACCTGTTCCTGGTGTCGACCGATCCTCTCGATGTCGTGGTTGTATCGGTATCGCTTCTGCCGCGCGTATCGGTTCTTCCTGTGAGCGTTCCCTCTGACAGGTTCAATCCGAAGTTCTCAGTGTCACCACCGACACCAGCCAGCTGCGTGAGCAGATCGCTGATCATGCTGGATCGCGTTACGGGTGTCTCAACCTCATAGGCTCCCGCCTGGGCGAGCCGCGTAAACGGATCGTAGGTGCGCTCAAGCGTGTCTGTGCCAGCTCCACGGGCCTCCAGCACGTTGCCAGCAGTCTCATCCAGCGCTCCTGCTGTTGCGCGAGCCTCAGAGCCAAGACCGGCAGCTGCTCTCTCCTGTGCGCCGCGCTCCTTCCAGTAGTTATCGAATAGGATGGGGGCCATTGCGCTTGTGATACCCTCTGACAGGGTGTTCGCGTGCGCAGGGGACATGGAGCGTCCCGCAACAGCGAATTGTCCACCAATGTGATTGGTCACATCATCCCTGATGGTCGAAAGCAATCCCGTGACGTACGGGTTGCTCTCTCCGGTCATGTCATCACCGAGGATGCCCCTGTAGTAGTTCGACGTCTCGTCGTAGGCATCTCGGATATGGTCAGCACCTTCTCCCATCCCGCCGCCAGCGAACTGGTCGACCGCGAGCCTCTCGATCTCGGGATTGAAACCGGCGTTGCGCTCAGCCGTTTCGGTGATACCGCTGATAGCGGACGTCTCCTGAGGCGTGAGGTCTGCGCTATTGTCACCCAATGCTCTGGCTCGCTCAATCATCTCCATGAGCGCTGGCTCTGCTGGGGCGTAAGGGTTTCTTCTCGACGTTCCGTATGTCAGGCCGCGCTGAGCCGTGTCCTGCTGCGTCTGGCTTGTGCTTGATGTGTTCGTGGTCGAGCGCGTGTTGGAACGATTGTTCGTTCTTACACGACCCGACGCATCGGTGGTGTTGTTGACAGAGCCCGTTGAGGTTGCGCGCTGCTCCTGATCATCCATTGTGCAATCTCCCAGGGTAGACGTTCACTATGCTCGTGAGTTGGTCTCAAGGGCAACGCCGTCCTCCCGGAGACCACGGATCAGTAGCTGTCGAGAGTACTCAGCAACGGTTGTAAATCGGGCGCGAGCATTCGCGCTAAGCGCGTCAGCGACCTCGCGTGGAAGGCGAGCGTTGAGGTAAGACGGATAAAGTGTATCGGCTTGCGCTTTCATGGCAGCCCCCAGTCAGAATTGGCTATGTTGATCGTGATGCCGGTTGACGGCAGCGGCGTGACGTGCGCGCGGACGAAGAGCATCGATGCGCTCGATGAGCGAAACGGCTTCCGTGACGTGGAGCAGACGCAGAGAGACCGATTGCGCCGGGTCAACTCGATCAGCGAGAGCTATGACGGGCTCTGACCGGAGGCCCCCAGTATCGCCAGGGCGTTAGGCAAGATGCGCGGAAGCTGTGACGTCGCTTCAAACCGCAGGGGAGAGTTTTGAGCCATCTCCGCAGAGGCTGACAGCTCTGACGACATCAGCCATCAGAGCTTGGTGATAGAGGGGCGGGGTCAAGACCCCGCAAAGTCTCCATACAGATATGGGTGCTTCTACTTTCGTGCGTTTTCAACCCCAAAAAATCTAGCGGTGCTCCATCCAATGGAGTTGGGTCGCCACCACTCCCCACTGTCGTTGGTATGGCCACTCTTGCTAGAACACATCGCTTCCATCGTGATGCTAGCAACCTGCTAGCAAGATAACCTTGGAGAGTTCGCTCGGTCAGTTTATGCCCGGCGAGAGAATGGGGCTACTCTCGGGGCAGTATCGACGCGAAGCCCGGTAGGAAGTAGAATGCCTCGTGCTCCACTCACCTTCAAACAGAGTGACCTGACGCGCGCGCTTAGGGCCGCCCGCGCCGCAGGCGAACGTGTGAGCAGAGCTGAAATCGATAGAGACGGAAAGATCGTCGTCGTATTTGAGCCGCCCGATGCAACGACCGCAGGCAAGGAGATTGTGCTTTAGTTGCCCCGACCTCGCCCCCCTCACCTACACCGAGAACGTACGCGGCATGGCCGCTTCGTCTGGTACGTCCGTGTGGGTCATGGTCCACGCATCCGGCTCAAGACGGAGTTCGGGACCCCTGAGTTCAACGCTGAGTACAGAGCCGCCGTTGACCGAGCCCCTATCCGCGAGACGGCCCCCGCTACGAGCAGCCTTGGATGGCTTGTTGCCCGCTACCGTGAAACAGCAGCATGGACGGACCTTTCAACCGCTACCCGGCGACAACGAGACAACATCTTCAAGCATGTCCTAAAGACAGCCGGACACGAGCGATACGCAAAGATCGCTAGAGACACGATCATTGCCGGGCGGGAGCGGCGCTCATCGACGCCTGCGCAAGCCCGACACTTCCTCGACGCTATGCGCGGACTGTTCCGGTGGGCACACCGCACGGGACTTGCGAAGTCTGATCCAACGGCAGGCGTACAGAACCTCCCGCAAAGGCGGAGCGAGGGCTTTGTGGCCTGGACCGAGGAACATGTCTCCACCTATCAAAAGCATTGGCCCATCGGAACACGACAGCGTGTTTGGCTGGATGTGCTGCTCTATACCGGCCTGCGCCGTGGCGATGCCGTGCGGGTTGGGCGTCAACACGTAGGTGGCCTGATCAAGACTGAGAAGAGCGGCTTGACCATTGAAGTTCCAGTTATCGTACTTCCTGTGCTGCAGAAGACGCTGGATGCAGGCCCATGCGGGGACCTGACATTCATCGTGGGAGCAAACAGGCGGCCACTCCGAAAGGAGGCATTCGGCAACATGTTTCGGGAAGCCTGTGATCACGCAGGGGTACCCGGATCGGCTCACGGCGTCCGAAAGCTCGCTGCAACCCGCATGGCAAACAACGGGGCGACCGAAGCGCAGCTCATGGCTGTATTCGGATGGACGGACCACCAAATGGCCGCGCACTATACCCGTTCCGCCAATAGACGGCTGCTTGCAGCCCAGTCAATCGAGAAGCTGAGGAACCCAAGCGGAACATCTATTCCCGCACCTTCGCATGAGGTGCGGGAGAAACGCGGAAAACACAAATAA